CGGGCCACCCGGGAGTTGTGGGGCCCCCCCCGGCAGCCATATCCGAGCCCCTGCGGGGCGACACCGAGCGAGCCGCGGACAGAGCAGCCGGAGATTTTCGCCGTGCCGCCGGACAGTGTGAAACTAATGCCCCGAGCGTTCGGCGCATTTACAATCAGCTCACATTTTTCGCAGTAGTTAAATGGAGATACAGCATACATAAACGGCGATGTGCTGTGTGATGTTGTGTAGAACTGATAGCGGCAAAAGCGCGAAAATCCTTGCGAAATATTGTTGCCGAGCAGCAGATTTCCGCCGTCCGGGCATGACACATTTGCCGCGCATGACACGAACCGGGACACGCCGCGGAATACCCACAGTACCGTATATCCGGTGTTGATAATCTGCCCGGAAAACATACTCCCGGTCATATCAACCGCAGCGTCCTCCTGCCAGAACGCCTCGCTGCATTCCGCGTAAACCGATTCCCAGTGCAGCGCATCGACCGTCAGCGGATTGGCATTGCGGACGCAGTAACCGGCGATCTCGAAACGTGAGCCCTTGATTTTTGTGCCGTTTCCTTGTATCTCCGCGCAGTTAATCTCAATCGGCGTTGTGATCGTTTCAGCTTCGGACAAATCCCACTCTGCCGCTTCCGGCAGTACAACCGTATCACCGGAGACAGCAACCGCTTCGACAAATTCATTCCAGCTCGTCACGTTTACAGTCGCCATATCAATACGACCTCCAGTTTCCGGTGACCGTCAGCGTACCGTTGTTGACGCGGCATGCGTTGATGCCGGAAGCAAGAAACGGGATCTGCCCGGTTGATTGCGGCATGAGATTCTTGGTATTGGCGTAACTCTCGTTCGCCTTGCTGTAGCAGAGCAGTTTCTCCGCATCAATATAGATGATCTTGTCGCTGTCGGTCAGGCCGTCAATCTTGTAAATCTGCCCGTTGACGATCAGGCTCACGGTGCTCAGTCCCTCTGTGCGGTCGGTGATCTTGTACAGCGGGCGGGAATACCGCGTGCCCGGATTGTCAATGCGGCCGAGCGTGATTTCCACCGGGTCATTCAGCATATGGTATTTGAACGGCGCAAGCGTCAGACTGATTTTGTACACGATGCTCCGGCCATCATATTTCACAGTCGGGATGATGCCGCTGACCTTCAGCACCTTGTAATAATAGCCCGGAAGCCGGCTCAGCGAAAGCGTCCGGGCATCGGCGAAATATGCGTAGATATCCGCATTGTCATGCGGAGTTTCCGCAAGGAAAACATACGCGGTCAGCGTGTATGAAACATTGTTAAACGTGCCGTCCGGCGAGGCTTTCGGCGTGTCTGCGCCGGTCGTCCACTCGGTGTAATTCTGCACGGCCATCGACGGGATCGGCGGGGTGTCGCAGGAGAGGCCGACCGTGTCGCAGCGCACGCCGTTGATGTAAAAATAATCATTTGTGACAACTACCATGCCGTACCTCCCTGCCCTCTGACCTGCTGCAACTGGTACTGACGCAGGCGCGTGTCAATGATCCGGATCATATCATTCCCGGCATTCTCAATGTCGCCCATATTCGACGCATTCACTGTCATGTTGACTGTGACATTGTACGTGCTGCCGCCGAACCTCCGCCCGACATCGGAATCCTTTTCCAGCGGGACAACCGCTTCTGCGCCGTCCTCACCGATCAGCGCAAGGGTCGGCTTCGTGACGATTCCGCCTTTTCCGAATACCGGAACGCCCTTTGCACCAGTTTGTGCAGCGTAAATTCTAGCAGCATCCGCCTGATCGTATGAACCGCCGCGGAATGTCTCTCTGACAGATTCCGGAGATTCGTATTCGTTCATCATTGACGGATCATGCGCCTGATTATATGCATCTGCGATTCTCTGCCCGCTGGAATTGTCATCTCCGAAATGAAGAAGGTCATAGAACCACTCCCCGATGCCCTCCCAAAAATTCTGCCACCACGGAGAAATGAACGTGTCATATGCGCCGCGTGCAAGGCTTTTGAGCATCTCTTTGCCCCATTCATACGCTTTTTCAAACCCGAGCGCTTTTGCGATGCCGGAACAAACCTTATCCAAAATGCTGAGTCCGGATTCAAGAATCGAAAGACAGCCTTTCCCGATCCATTCAATGATTTTTGCCGCGCTGAATATGAGATCTGTCCAGTGCTGCTCGGAATCATTACCGAACAGAAATGTTACGATGCTGTCAACGATATTTTCCAGCGCATTTCCGGTGATCTGAATTGCTTGAACAACACCCTCACCGATCTTATCAAGAATGACAGGCGCGTTTGATACGATTTTCTCTAGGTTTTCCTGCGAGAACAGGCCTTTTACCAGATTGTCGATCACTTCACCGGCAAATTTGACAAATTTCATGATCGCATCCGTATTTGTCAGAAATTCGCCTGTTTTTTCGACAATCGTTCCAATCGCCGGGCCAATGTTTTTAGATGCTGATACAATGCCCCTGCCGATCATCCCGAGCATATCTTTTCCGGCTTTCAGCAGTCCGCCGGAATTTTGCATGAGCGTCGTCAGCACGACCGGCAGCGCATTGGCAAGCGATTGCAGAATTTGCGGGAGGTTCTGCACGAGCGCCGACATGATCATCACAGTGCCCTGAATCAGCGGCGGAAGCAGCGTATTGATCATGCCGGGCAGCTCGTCCGTGACCGCACTGAGCAGGCCGACCGCCCCGTCAATGACGGTCGGGAGCAGGTCGTGCAGGATGCCCGGGATCTCCGGCACAAGCTCCTGCGCAAGCCCCTTCAGCCCGTCCGTAAGCTGCGGCACGATCACCTTGATCTGTTTGACGACATTGCCCGCAGCGGTCTTCATGGACTTCACAAGCTGCGCGGGCGTTCCGGTTCCGGTGAGGAAGTTCTGCCACGCGGCTTTCATGCCGGCGATGCTGCCCTGAATCGTTGTACTCGCCTCATTGGACGCATAGCCCGCAAGCCCCTGCATCTCGACATAGTCAACAAGCGCAGACTGCACATCCGCAAGGTTCTCCATCGTGTACTGCGTGGCCTTGCCCTGTGCCGCATTCCACGCATTGACCTTGTCGATGACCTCCTGCATGCCCTCCTGCGTCGGCTTGATGCCGAGCTGAAGATTGTCGAGCATGGTGTAGTTGCTTTTCATGATGCCGTTAAAGGCATTCTGCACGGCCTCCTGCGAGTTGCCGGTTGCAGAAACGATGTCTGCCTCTGCCGTGATGATCCGGTCGGCGAGCTCCGCTGCGGCCTGTTCGTTGCCGTTCAGAGCGGTTTTCAGGCCGACTGCAAAGCCGTTGACCTGCTGCAAGTATTCGTTCTGCGAGAGCTGCACGGTACTGTATGCCTCGGCGGATTTCTGCATGATGAAATCATATGCATCACCGAACATCAGCTTCGCGCCGCCCTCAAGCTGCTCGAAATTCGCATAGGCATCGAGCGACTTTTTCGCCAGTGCGCTGACCGCCGTGCTGGCCGTTCCGACCGCTGCTGCCGCCGCCTTGCCGACAGTCGCCAGAATATCACCGGCCTTGCCGACAACCGATTTCACGCCGGAAACGAAGCTGCCCGCCTTGGAATGCGCCTCAGACAATCCCTTTTCGTATTCCTTTGCATCGAGCGAGAGCTTGGCAAACAGGCTAAATACATTCACGCGGTGTCACTCCTTTCCAGAATCGCGGACAGCCCGCTGATAATATCATTTGCGACCTCTGCGGTGCTGCGCGGATCGGGCGGCTCCGCCTCGTGCGCCTGCTCCCCGCCGTATGCGATCTCCGCCCAGCGCGTCTGTACGCCCGCGATCCTGCCGAGCGTATCCGCCACGTATGAACGGAACAGGACCTCGCGCATCCGGGATTCCAACAGCAGAAACAGATAGTCTGTGCCGAATGCTTCCAGCTTCGCGAGGTCCGCCGAAATTACAGTCTCTTGATAAAACCGTTCATCCGCAGCAGCGTGGCGAAAAAACGCAGCGCACGCTCCGAGCAGAGAACATCGAGGACCGCCGCGATGCCGTCCTCGCCGTCGGCAGGGTCGAGATTGGCAAAGGCTTCGCCGTCCATGAAGCAGACCGCTCCGCAAAGCTCCATCGTCGCGTCGGCATTGGTCTCCATGCACCAGCTCAGGATCTCCATGAAATTGTCGATACCAGCCTTGCGGATTTTCTCCGCATAGGCGGTCAGCTCGTCTGCGGATGCATCCTTGCCGGGTGCTTCAGGCGGCTTCGGGAGCTTCTGCCGGATCATGCGGATACCGTCGGCGTACTCCCGGACAGATGCCGCGATCTTCGCGGTCTGTACGGCAAATTCCTTCGGGGTACAGTTTGCAAGTGTTTTCATCAGGATTCTCCTTCCGTTGTTTCGTCAGATGTTTCAGCGGACGGTGCCGCGATCCGGTACATGTTGATCGGCTGCACGGTCTTGTCCGCGAGGGATTTGTAGCCGGTCATCGTGCAGTTCAGGCCGCCGACCGAGGTCTTGCTTGTGGAAATGCTCAGACCGCCGGTGCTGTACGACTTCGGGATCTCCGCGATAACAAAGCCGCCGTCCATCAGCGGCAGGATCAGCGCGATGTTCTTGAAATCCGAAGCGTTGATGCCGTAGCGAACGGTGATTTTGTCGCCGTCAATATCCGCCGAGCCGAGCGCATCTGCGAGATCCTGCGCGGACATGGACGCAAGCGTGAACGTGACCTGCGTCGTGACCTTGGTCGTGACAAGGCCCTCCAGATAGTCGAAATAGATGTTGTTCAGCTCGCTGAGAACATTGACCGTGTCGCGGTTGACGTTCACGCCGAAGCTGTCCTTTGTGACGACGCCGACCTGACCGTCAAGAATGGACTGCCGGAATGCCGCGATATCGAAATTGCGCACAAGCAGACCGGTGTCAAACTGCACACTGCCCGCCTGCTCCGGCGTCATTTTTTCCATTGCAGAAAGATCAATCATAAGAATTCCTCCTGTTAATTTGTTACAAATGTGAGATACAGATTCAGCATGACGCGCTTATACGGCCGGTCGAACGTGACCGGCTGCATGAACGGAGAGCCCTTTGAGACCGCGATATACCCGTCATCGCAGGCAAGCCGGGCAAATCTGCCGATGCGTTCCGCAATCTCGTCTGCCTTACCGCGGATGAATTCCCACGAATCGGACAGATCCCAGAGGTTCACCGTGACCGGCACCGGATAGCCGCGGAAGTCGTCCTCGCCGAACTGATAGGTCAGATACGGCGGCGTATTCTCCTGCGCCATGCTGCCGTCAAGGTATTCGGGCACGCTGTTTTCCTCGTAGGCACGCAGTCCGAAGCCTGAGAAAAATGCGTGTATGCACTCCGCCTTTGTCATGCGAGCCTCCATTCCTCCGCCGTATACAGCCGCAGATCGAGCTTTGCGCCCTTCGGCGTCTGCAAGTCCGCGCTGTCACTGATGATCCGGAACAGTCTGCCGTCCTGCTTCCGCCGGATGATGCAGTGAAACGGCAGCAGCGGCGCTGCACGCGGTGTCAGGACGTCATAGACGCGCCGTGCCTCCGGCTTCTGTGCAGCCTCCGTGCCGCGGCTTGTGTCGCTGTCCCGCCGCTGTACGGCGCAGGCATCGAATGCCTCTGATTCCGTCCATTCATTCCGGAAACCGCCCTGCCGGTCATCCGTGCGGGCGCTGACAAGCATGCAGAACGGCTCCATGTTCTTCTGTAACAGCATGCTGTCACCCGCCTTTCTTCAGCGCATCGGTCAGCGTCCTGTCGATCTCCTTCATGTGCTTTGCGAAGGAGTTTCGCAGGAAATGCACCGCCGAAACGCCGTATTTTTCCGATGCATGCGGCTTTGTGTAGCGGCCAGTGCCAAGCTCATGATGCGGCGCATAATCGTTGTCGGTACCGACGATCACGGCCTCGGCATCGGCTGCATAGCCGATCGAATCCCGCAGCGCACCGGTCTCCACACGCTTCGCCTGCTCCAGCTCATCGCGGGCATGCTCCTTCGTCTTTTTGCCGATCTCCTGCAAAGCATCCGCGCACTGCTCATGCAGCGCTTGCAGCAGGATCGCTGTGTTGTCGGTAAACGAAATGTCAAGTTTCATCGCCGTCACCGCCCTGCCCATACAGGTCAAGCCAGCCGAAGACCTGCCGCATCAGTCCCAGCTCCTTCAGCTCGTTCCGCAGGAAATAGAGCTGCTGCCCGGCATTGAGATACGAAAAATTGTAGCTGTACGGCCCGAGTGTTTCGCTGCCCTGCGTGACTGCCGCACCGGTGTCAGTGCTGTCCAGCGCCCGGCAGACCGCCTGCACGACCACAGATTTGACACTGAGTGCATAATCCTCGCCACATTCCGGGTCTGCAATCATGGCATCAATGTTTTTGCCGTACTTCCTCGCTGTCAGCCGGAGCTTGGCAGAGGCCTGCGCGAGCAGAACCTCCGCCGCTTCCCTTTGCTGATTGGTCAGCGATCGCCCGAGCGCGGTAATGTCGCTGACCTCTGCATACACCGTGCCCATGATTATTCTCCGTCCCCGGAAGCTGCTGCTGCGCGGATCAGCGCGAAGCTGCCCGGATCGAGAATGCCCCAGCCGATGTAAGCCTCGGAGCGGAGCACGATCTCATTGGTGCGCTTCAGGTCGCCCTGACCGTCCGGGTCGCCGTACTGGATGATCTCAAGCGGGATATTTCCGGCATAGCCCCACTTGAACGCATTTGCGAAATCGCCGACGACTGCGCGGAGCAGCGTATTTGCACCGAAGCTGACCGTGCCGTTGATGTCGGATGCCAGTGCGCCGAATGTTGCCGGATTACCGCCGAAACGGAACTCCGGATACATCGCCTGATTGGAGTGCGACATCTTCATCTTGCCGATCGCAGCGCCCATTGCCGGGCACATTGCGACACCGGTCACAATGCCGTCAGAGGTCTGGATCGCGGCGACAGCATCGTCAATGTTGTCATCCGGCTTCGTTGCATCATAGGTGATGATGTGATTTGCGGCGGTCACCTTGCCGGTGAAGCAGTTTGTGCCGACGATCGTTGATGCTGTTGCAGTCGCGGGATTGAAGCCGTGAAATGCAGCAATATCCATGCCGCGGGCAATCTTCTTGGAAAAGCCGCCCGCAAATGCCTTCAGATACGGAATCTGCTTCTCCTCGGACAGATGCATGAATTCATCGCTCACGCGGTGCTGATAGATGAACTTGATCGGCTTGATCGTGACGGAAGTCGTTTCTGCCTCACCGGCGGGCTTCTGCGCACCCTCGCCGACGATTGCTGCCTCTACGTCCATCGTGAAAACGAACGTGTCCGTGCCGGCGAACGGCATCGGATCTGCGGCGCTCAGCTTTGCAAGGGAAGAATGACCCTTGACCTTGCTGAACATTTCGGTCACAAGCTCCGGCTTGAACAGCGTGCCGGAAGTAGTCTTGGTATTCGGCATAATATACCTCCTTATGCGTTAAGGTCATGTGCAAGCGCACGGTATGCAGCATCCGCATTTGCTCCGACCGGCGTTTCAGAGGAAAAGCTCGGTGTCGCCTGCGGATGCGAGGCAAATTTGGCGAGTGCGTCTGCATCTTTTCGGATTTCCTCCTCGGTCGTACCGGAGAGGCGTTCTGCAAGCTCATAGGGCAGCCCGGCCTCATGCGCAATTTTCGTTTTTACCGAGGCGATCTCGTATGCGCTGTTTTTCGCGGTCAGGTCGGCGATCTTGGTATCGCTCTCCCTGAGCTTCTCGGTGAGGGCTGCGATCTGATCGGTGTGCTTTTTCACATCGTCAGGCGAAAGATATCCCTCGTACTTCTTCGCTGCCTCGTCAGCAGCAGATTTCTTGGCGCGTTCGATGCGGTCCTTGATGATCGCGTCAAGCGCCTCCTGTGTTTCGATCGGTTTGAATTCAGGCATAATAAAACTCCTATCTTTTCCGCGTAGTTGCGTTAATATGAAACTCTCTGCGGCTTGCGCTCTTTTGCATTGGCACAGAGCCAGTGCGCGAGAGATACCGCTTCGAGCAGTGAGATGTCTGCGCCTTCCAGCACAGATGCATAACCGAATCCGCCGCCGGAACCGATTGCCCGGTGTTCGCAGTTTGTCGCAGCCTGAGAGAGTGCCGGCTGATCCATGTGCCGGATCTGACCGCCGAACAGCTGCTGTTCAAACAGCGCGTGCGCAGCGACCACATCCGCAACCTTCGGAAGCACAGCCTTGCACCTGACTTCCGCGTCCTTCATCTCAGCGGCGAGCACCGTCTGATTCCCGGCGCCGTCGATCGCAACGGCTTCCGCATGCGGATTCCGCAGAAACGGCATCAGCCATGCATTGCCGTCCCGAATCGGGCGGCAGTCGATCGCTTCCAGGAAGATTTTTCCGTCATCGAGCTTCACAGCGACCGCAAGCGACACATTGTTCGTGTTCTTTGCGAATTTCACGCCGAAGAACAGACGCGGCGATTCGGGCAGCTCCGGCGCTGTGTGCAGCGCACAGTGTTCCCAGTCCTTCTGCGAGATCGCGGATTCCTGTGCATATTTGAGCCAGAGGCCGAGACGCTGGATGTTGTCGTCAACCTGATCGTCACCGAGCTCATCGCGGATCTTGCGCTCTGTCAGGATGGTACCGAGCGAAGGGTTCGTATCATACCAGAGCTCCGGATTGTGCGCATCGGTGAGATGCGGCACAGACCATTCTGCCCAGAATGCGTTGTCCTTTTTTCCGGTCAGAACATTCTTCCGGAACTTCAGGAATACATCGCCTGCGCTGACCGCCGTCGGCGGCGTGCCGCACATGAGCGTCTGCGGGTTCTGGCTGTCTGTGACGACATATTTCAGCGCAGTCTGCTGATCGGCAGTGTATTCCTGTGCCTCGTCGATGATCAGTGTGTCATAGCCTTCGCCGAGGCCGCCGCCGTTTGACCTTGTCCGGAAATTGGCGACAGCTTCGGAACCGTCCCGCAGCCATTCGATGCTGCGTCTGCCGGCGGATTTGTATAATTTGAAATCCTCGCCTTCCTTGTAGCCCATTTTCGTGAGCAGGTGGATCGTCTTTTCCCATGAGGCCGCCGCGGTCGATTCGCGGTGCGCAGTGTAGAGCACCCGGCGTTCGTGCGTGAGGTCCCAGAGGATGCGCATAATGAGTATCTCGGATTTGCCGTTACGGCGCGGAATCGACCAGCCGCACTGCATGTGAACCCACAGCCCGTCATCGTCAACGGCCATGATGTCTTCGACCATGAGCGTCTGCCAGTCCTGCGCGGTGCGGTCGGATCGGTTGTAGAGGTCAACGGCTTCCGTACCGAGCGAATCGGAATACGGCAGCCGGATGCAGATAGTCGGAGTTTGTTTGCCCAGACGGTTTTCGTCCATGCACAAACTCCTTTCAGATCGACTTCCAGTCGAAGGTCAGCGGCAGGGCGCGGTTTGAGACCAGCTCGACGCCGGTCGATACCTCGCGGGTAGGTGTGAGCTTGTCGGATTTCTGCCTGTTGCAGTTCATGTGCGCAAGCTGCATGTTTGAGATATCGGAGGGGTGCCCGCCTTTGCTGACCGGATGATATGTTATACTGACAGAGCAGTCGACAAACACCCAAAGATCTGGTATAATAGAAATAATCAAACCAGAAGGGGTAAAAGCAAT